ATCATAATTCATTTCATCAGAGTATTCACTCCAAAATAGTATGTGTTTCATTATTCGTATTTTAGTGAATTAAGGTCTTGTCTATTATCGTATGGATATATTGTACTCCATACTCTATCAGATTTTAATGTAAATTCCATATTGTATTTTTGTGCAAACTCACTTCTATCTTTTTCACTATCAAAAGTAATATGTATTTTATATTCATTATCTTTTTGGTCAAACTCCGGCATACCTACCCATTCACTATTTTCATCACCGGTATTTACTTTTGCTACATCATCAGGGTTTTGCCATACCGGTAAAGCCCAATCGTCAAGTTTTGTAGTATCCCAATTCGCTAACATATTCCAATCCCATTCACCATAACCGACATTATCCTTTATGATTATTTCCTCACAAACCTCATCATAACTTTTTTTTTGACCGGTTTTTTTATGTGCTTCCCTATCATATATTACAACGGGTATTTCTTTTAGTCCGGCAACCTTACACGCTCTGTATCTCATATTCCCTCCTAAAATAACCATATTTTCATCTACGATTATTGGTCGCATATCCAACATTTGTGGTAAATCTTTTATGCTTTGTACTAATTTTTCAAATTTACTATCCTTAATAATTCTAGGATTGTTAGGATTTACTTTGACTTTGTTTATCTTTATTGTCTGCATAATTTTCTTTTTTATTATATAACTCCAATTCAAATTTTAAATGGTCAATAGCTTTTTGTATGTCTTGCTGTGCACTATTGCCCGGTTTTTTTCCCGCCCTTAATAGATAAGTTACTGCTGTTCCTAAATTGTAGGTTAATAAAAAATCATCTATAACCTCATGTGCTTCTATATGTTTAAATAAACCCGTATAATAATCCGGTGTATCCACTTTTGTGGATTGCTCGTATGTCATATTTCTTGTATAATCGTAATAGTATTTACTCTTTGTCAATTTTTTTAGATTTTTTTGTTTTCAATTGTTTAAAGTATGTATACATTGTGGATTTACACGCACCACAATTTGTATTTACACTATAATTAGTATTATGTATTTCATTGTATAAACTTGTCATCTCTGACTTGTAGTGTTGGTTTTTTGCAACACCGGTTTTTATACCTTCCCATACATAGTCTAATTTTTCTTGTTGTTCTTTAGTTAATTTTTTTGCCATTTTTTTTTATTTTAAATTACCATTTTCCTTTTGGACAAGTTTCTGTTTTCCAACTTGCCTTTGTTTCTACCGGACAACCACACACAGAACATTCTTTATGCTCGTGTATAAATTCCGGACAACGAGAACAACAATGTACTCTATCGTAATATGTTGTTTCGTTAACATTTTCAAATCCACTCAATACTCTCTTACTCACTGCCTTTAGGTAGTTAAAACTCTTGACCATTAGGCTTGCTCTGTCCTTTTTCATTTTTTCTTATCAATTTAATTATACCAAATGGTTGATACCCCTCTGTATATACAATATCAATATCTTGAAAATCAAGTTTGGTAATATCAACCCTATATTCTAACTCTCCATCAGCATTGAAAAATTCAAGAACGGGTATATGAAATTCAGTAAGATTGATTAATTCATTCAGATTCATCTATTTTATTTTTAATATGTTCCTTAACATTTTTTATTGTGTAGAATATACTTCTACGACTGATACCCGTTTTTTCTGATAATGATGTATATGTATATTTAGTTCCCTCGTTTGTTCCAAAATAATATAACTTAAAAAGTTCCCTATCATACCAATATATATCATCAAGAATTGTCATAATTTTTTCAATACTATTATCTGCTGTACTATTAGTAAATATAAAATCATCCAAATTAGTTCGTGTATAATCAATATGTTGTGTTCCGTATTTTTTTATTTTGTAATAAAATCTGCTCGTTTTAGAGTGATACATATTTGCCATAATTCTTGCACCAAAAAAAAACAACCTACCATTTTCTTTGATAGATTGTAATTCCTCTTTTGGATATTGGTACATAGCCAATATACATTCGTGCAGTAAATCGTCTGCCATTTCTGTTTTACATATATTCTTGGCTATGTCAAGTAGTTTGTTGTATTCGGAATTTGTAATATCCACGAACACAATAATATGTATTTTGCAAGTTAATTCGTAGTTATTTCCTAAATACTTATCAACATACCCATCTTAATAGGTATTTAACTTTGTCTTTGTATTCAGATATTTGCTCTCTTAAATCAGTAATGTTTGACTTGTATGTTTGTCTAGATAATTGTTGCATTTGTTGTGCTATGTCCTCACCAAGATTTTGTCCAAATATATATTGTTCCCCTTGTCCAAACATATTACATTTAACACATTGTGGTTTTACATTATCTTCGTGCCATCTTGTTGCACTATGTTTTCTGCTCATAAAATGTCCGGCTTGTATTTCTTTCCAATGTTTTTGTACACCACAAGTAAAACACTCAACCATACCATTATCATTAGCATTTTTTAATCTAACATATTGACTAAAAACTTTGTCTAGTTCCTTGCGTAATTTGGCTACTGATTGTTTTTTAGCCATTTCATTTTACTGAATGACTTAATAATATATCAGAAATAACCTTGTCCACATGTTTAATGCCGGTATAATCCATTTTTGGCTCAATTAAAGTATATTTACTAAACGATACTTTTTCGCCATATCTGTTTGTACTACTTACAAATTCACTTTTTATATGATAACCCTCATCTTTTAATTCGCAAATACGAGAGGTTAATCTCATTATTCCGTATTCTTTCATTGCTTCAAGTGCAGTTATACTACCTTTGTCATTAAAGTGTCTTAAAATTCTTTCTTTTTGTGTCATTATTTTACGATTTGATTGAGCCATCTTTTTAAAGAATATATTGCTCGGTTAATAAATGTTGTATTGAATGTTGATATTACATCCAATGTTGGTATTTCAATTATTAGCGTGGATAGTTCCTCATTTTCTACCATTTCTCCATCACCATTTACTGAATGTTCTATAAATACTGATAAGTGTGTAGTGTTTCCATCCACTTCTAATTCCTTTATACTATGTGCTTTGACATAAACTTGGTTTTTGTCGCCACTAAATTGTTTTGTTAATCGTGTCATAAGGTATATTTGTTAGTTGTTTTTCGTTTTGATTTGGTATATGTTTTTTGGCATTAATATAATAATTCCAATATGCTTGTAAGCTACAATCTGTTTTATATTTGTCCGGCATACATTGTGGTGGTTGTGTAAATTCTCCTAATGGTATACCGATAGGTTCTAGTGATAATATGTCTTTACATTTAATCCAAGACTGATGGATTTTACCATATCTTACATAGTATTCTATGTTTATAGATACAAAATAATCGTATAACCAACGATATGTAGTAGCATTTAGTCTTGCCCATTGTGTGCTAGGGTGGTTATAATATGCTTTTTTGTAGGGTATGTAGGAATTGTCATAATTTAATTCCTCTGCATAATGATGATGTGCTGTACACAACATTTGTGCTGTTTCTAAAATCATTTTAACACAATGCTTGTTGTATAGGTATCTTGGTGCCTCTGTTGCATTGGAGTGTAAATAAAAGATGTTCATAATATGTTTTTTGTATTTGTTAATAAGTGTAAATATAAACAAAATCTACTTATCTATATCATTATTACCAATTTTTTTTGCTTTGTTTATTGTTTGTGTTATCAGTAAATCATTTTCCTTTGACCATTCTAAATGTCTTTGATATTCTTGTTGCACCTCTCCATCATATTTAAATTTTTTTAACCATACATTCCAATTTCTAACATTTACAAATCCACCATTTTCGTGAAATTTTATACCTTGCTCAAAGGCAAAATTCACTTTGTCCATTGTCATACTTGAATAACTTTTTACTAAATCATTAAATAACATTTGTGCCATTAATACGACTTGTTGTGTATCCGGTTTTTGTCCAAGCATTAAATAACTTTTACTAATTAAATCAACACAATCATTTTTTAAATTTGTTTGGTCGTGTTTGTATCTATTAAAAATTCTGTCTTTTTTATCCATTGTTCATAATGTTTCTTGCTTCTGCCCAAGTATTTAGTATGTTAGGTTTTTCTGTTTTTCCCATTGTTTTGGAATTTCTTTTCCAAGTTTCTAATCTCCGTTTTGTATCCCAAGTTCTTTGTAGTTCAAATTTCATTTTGGTTTTGGACTTGTTTGGTTCTGTCCAATAATCAACAAATTGTTGTAACATATCTTTAGGATATTCGTTTATATGATTATCCACACTCATTAAAAATTCTGCTCGTCTTGTTGTTAAATCTACTTTTGGTTTTTTATCCTCTACTTGATACTGATTGTATTTAACCACACTAATCATTGTAAATTTATTTGTGGTTTGCATATCAATATATTTCATACGCTTTAGTTTTTTTAATCTAACATAAACGGTACTTGGTTTCATATATAATTCCTCACTTGCTGATATTCTGCCGGTGATAAATTGACCTACCTTAACCGGTATGCCATTCACTTGTGATGTTTTTCTGTTGGCTTTTAACAAACACCAAATAAATACTTTTAGCAATTCTGCTTCTGAAAACAATCCATTGTCAAGTATTTTTCTGTGTAGTTTTATCCAACCATTTAGCATAGTGTATCTATTAAGTATTTTCGTTCCCTCTCTAATTTTTCTATGTGCATTTCAACTTGATATAATTGTTGATGTGTTCTATTTTTATGTTTCTCCCTTGCTACTGCATCACTCATTTCATAGTATTGTGAGCAAATTTTAGTGTATGCTTCGTAATAATCGGGGTAAATTCTTGCATCACTCATATAACCATCGTGTTGTTTCATATAATAATAACATAAACTCCTATCCCTTTTTAAGTGTTTTGGCACTTGTGATGGTATTAATCCCAATTCATACATTAATAGGTTTGCATAAATTATTCTTGCTGTACCAAGTTTACCTTTTTTACCCCTACTATCCAATTCATCGTGATTCAGATTAAAATAATCATCAACTAGGTATTTAATTTTTTTTATTTCTTTACTATAGTTCATATTCGTGTTTTAAATCCATAATTATTTCTTGGACAATATCTTCATCCAATCTTTTGTTCCACACTTTTTGTAGTGTTTCACTTCTGTGCAATACTTCCTCACCATATATGTACGCTAACATATTTGCTACCTTTTCCGGACTGCTACAATCTGTATGTGTTTCTCCGAAAGTATCGTTTTCATAGTCTTGTATAATTTTCATTGCTTGGAACGGGTTTGTAAATTTATTAATCCACCTTTCTGCCCTTACAAATCCAATAATATGATAATCAGTATTCCATAATTCGTGGTGTAAATCGCTAGAGTATGTGCCATCCAAGTCTAAATCTTGTAATTTTTCAATGGTTTCCTCTGCTATTTCAATTTCTAAGTCGTCTAAATTTAAGTATGCCATAATTCTTTTTTTTTTATCTATCGTCTCGCATCATTTCTGCCCAATTCTCTCTTTGTATTGCTTCGTATTCGTAGTCCTCTATTTCATCACATTCCTCGCCACATTCTGCACATACCATTTCTATGACATCTGCGTGTTCCTTACAATCACTACATAAATCTGTTTCTGAAATAAATTTAGCATCACAACAATTTGATGTTTCTCCCTCTATAATTTCTGAACCACAACATCTTGATACCATTCCGTATCCGTATCCATCATCTATTGGGTTTGATAATTTCCATTGGTCGTAATTCATATCAGATAGTTTTTGCTGTTTGTGTTCTTATTGCCCATAGGTTATATTTAGGGAAAAAGTCATTTCCATTTACAAACGCTAATTCTGTATGACAATTACTACAACATATTGTAGTATCATCTTTTAATTTTATTGGGTCTGTTAGTTTAATTGTACTTGGTTTTGTACACCTAGTGCAAATAATAGTTTTGGTTTTATAGTTTTCCATTTTGTATTTGTTATTTGTTTATAAGTGTAAATATAAACACTTTCCAATAGACTAAACAATAGATTTAAAAAAGTTTTATTTTTTTTTAGAATGGCACATCATCCTTTAAATCCTCTGCACCTACTTGCTCAATAAAATTGCCTTGCTCATCTCTCGGATTTAATGGTAAATGCTTTAATATCCTAAATGCATCTGCACTTGTATAATAGTTTCCTTGATATTCTCTACTTGAAACATTATAGTGTACTTCTACTTGGTCGCCAACTTTAAATTGGTCAAGCATTCCCACTTTATAATCTCCAAATAAATTAAAGCAAATTTCATTATTGTATTCTGTTTCTTTATCTACAACAAATGATTGTTTAACCCATTCCTTTCCGGTTTTACTTGTACCGGTTTGCATTTCTGTAATTTTTATAATTCTACCAAATTGTGTGTTCATAATTTTTTTATGTATTTTATTAGTTGTTTTATTATATATTCTATTTGTTCTTTATTAATCCAATCTACAAACTCGTAACTATCAAAGCAGATAGTAAAGTCATCACCATTTTCATCACGACCTCTCAAATACACTTCGTTTTCGTGTGCTTGAAATGTATTTATATCGTGCATTCTTTTATGTATGTGTGTTTTATCTTTAGCCATTTCGTTTAAAGTTTTCTGATTCATCCTCACCAAAAACTCCTAAACTATAAAGACCGGCTAATTTTAATACTGCTCGGCTCATTGCTCTCTTTTCTGCCATTTCCATAACATACCAAGTGTTGCAATTTCCATCACCATAGGATTTCCCCTTTAATGCACTACCAAATGTTTGTATATTATTATCCCCTAATGTTGCATATGCCTTAACAACTGCAAAATCAGTTTCACATTTAACAACTTCGTAATCAATATTTATATCATTGTTGGCTTGTATCTTGTCAATACCGGCTCTAGTGATAATTGTATAATGTTGGTGCTTAAATATATCCTCTGCAACCAAATCGTTTTCAGAGAATATTCTATTTAGAATTTCTGTTTTTTTCATTTTATTAAATTTATTAGGTATCTTAAAAAATCGTGTCCACTATAGGTAAAAAATAACCAAAATGGGAAGATTATTAATAACATTCCTAGTACAGATATGTACCAAGGTTCATCAAGATTTTGTTTTAAGCTCATAATTTCTTACTTTTTAGTGTAGAATAAATATCGCTAAAAACATTTAAGCATTGTTGAAATGCATCAATTCTGTGTTGGCAAAAATCTACCATTACATCATTATTTTCGTTTTTGTATTTAACTAATTCTTGTTCTATGGTACGAATAGATTCCTCTATTGTTAATTTACGAGAGTTAAATTCAAATAAAACATCTCCTAATTTTACCATTTCTATTTGTTTTAAAGATTCACTATACATATTCTGTAATTCTGTGAAATAAATGTCTGATAAAGCCATTGTTTATAAGTGTGTATTTGTTAATATGTGGTAAATATATAACAAAAATAATAGACTAAACAATTTAGATAAAAAAATTTTTAGATTTATGATTATTAAATTATCTAAATATATATATATTATATATATTTATTCTTGTTTGTGATAATTAGTTGATAATTGGTTGTTCCTTTGTTGTTATCTTGTTGTTAAACTAATGTTGCAACTTATTGATAATCAATTTAATGCAGTTCCATTGGCACTACAATAGGCACTGTACCATTTTCCAATACCACACCACAACTAATAATGTATTTTTTTGTAAAGTTTTTTGCGTATGCCATTGCGTAACTTCTATCATCAACCCCACAACCAACTTGCATCGCAAATAATTTTTTATCTTTATTTACATACCAATCTACATACGCTTCTGTGTGTATATGACCTTGTACTATACTTGTCTGCCATTCTCTTAACCTTTTAGTTGCACCCTTTCCGGAACTACCGGTACCGTGTACATACTTAACATTATCTATTGTATGTTCTTGTTGAAAATCCCAACCGGGTGTTTTTATCACCTCATCATAATCTCTTATCCAACGATTTGATATACCGGCACTAAATGCTTTACGACATATTAGGGCATCGTGATTTCCAATACATACTTTTGCCTTTGGGAATGCATTATAGAATGGTTGTATCTGTGCAATGGCTCTATCCAATTCCTCACCGGCACCAAATCCATCAGGGTCTTGCTCATGATATGATGTGTAATGATTATCTATAATGTCGCCAATAAAGACAACTTTATTACATCTATATTTTATATATGTATCTATACAATGTTTAAGATAACCCTCGCGTGTAAATGGTGAATGTAGGTCTCCAATTACTAAAACATTATTAAAATGTTCGTCTCGTAAATCTTTTATTATTTTTTCTTCGTTTGGTCGTAATCTATAACGGTTATTTGGCATTTTTGATTTTTTCTAGGCCTCTACTACCAAAATATGCACCAAAGGCAGTTATACTTAAAA